TGCATCTACTGATGAACTTAAAAGAGAACTGGAGGCTCTAACCGGGTCTAACTCTACATCGGAAATCCCCGAACTGGTGAATTGATGTGTCACCGAAGGAATATTATAAAAGATTTGGAGAATGGCCTCATGGATACCCATCTGCCAGACCTTCATATCCTAATATATTTACCGAGTTATTAGCTACAAATCCAGTTACTAAATTTTTAGCTCCGGGCGCAGAAAGGTTTTTACAGACAGGGCAAGCTCCCGGGATTATGGATATAATATTTGGTACACTTGGTGTAACTCCAGTTGGAAGACTAATTCCGGGCCAGATTAGATCAGCGTTAAGCAAGGGAACCCCGGTTTATCATGGAACTACAGGAAGATTTAATAAACCAGATTTGAGGCATGGAGCAAACTGGATTCCGGCTTATGGAAAAGGTTTTAATGTTACATCATCTCCAGAAATTGCTAATTTATATGGTAAAACATTAGCCAAAAAACATTTAGATAAGAATCCTTGGCTTCCGGTGAAACCATATTATGTTAATGAGTATAGGATTCCGAAGGATGCTAAATTCTTAGACCTAGAAAAGAAGTTAAAGGATCAGCCAAAAGATGCGCAGGAGTTTATTGTTTCTAAATTAACATACATGGATGATGCGACAAGTAATACACCACCCAATTTTCAAAAAACACTTGATGATTACGGAGATTGGCCGTTAGGGGATATATATTTTTCTAAGTTTTCGAGGGGTGGCCGCATGATCCCCGATAATTACCAAGGTGTAAAATATACTGACAAAATGTTTGGGCTTGATAAGGGTGGATGGATAGATGAGTTTGGTGAGATGGTTCAGGGAATGCCCGTCCACCCATTTTCACCCAATCTGTATAAATCAGGTCAGACAAATTACCTTATAAAACAAAAGAAGCCGTATATGCAAGAAGACCAATACGGAAATATGACTGATCTTAGTGCTAACTCATTATTTAATATGCTAAAGCCTGTAAGAAAGAGATTAAAGTTTCAGTTTGACTCTGGATTAAACTAGAGCTATTCATGCGAGCAGAGCTAGAAAAAGCGGTAGAAATCGCTAGGGAACTGAGGCAGCGTGAGAGGTT